ATGCTGATTTAGATGTCCAAAAAAACCAAGAGGAATTATATGATATTATGGTGAAAGACCATAGAATGAATGATAACAATAACTTGATAACATATTGTAGGGAGTGCCATTTGTTTAAAGTGCATGGTTATAAAAAACAAATTGATAAAGAAAAATGATACAAATTAATATATTACGTAAGGAAGGTTGGATTTTGAATCCAAATGATAAGGTTGTGAATGCAATTCTTAGGAGATGCGCCAAGAATGATGGATTATGTCCTTGTGTGCATGATTCTGAGGCTTATGAGGGCAAAGATTTGCATTGCCCTTGCACTGACTACACCATGCATGATAAATGCGAGTGTGGGCTTTATATTAAGGACACTAATTGGGATTACATTACTAAGAGATGAAGTATTATAATGCAATGGTGGTATTTGAGGAAATACCAAATGAGATAACGTTGGCGATTAACATCACTAATTGCCCTTGTCACTGCAAGGGATGTCATTCCAAGTTCCTATGGGAAGATGTTGGTACAGAGCTTACGATTGATGAACTTGAGAGACTATTGGATAAGAATGATGGCATAACCACTGTATGCTTTATGGGTGGAGACGGTGAACCAGATAAAATATGTGCATTAGCTGAATATGTTCATGAGATAAAGAAGTTGAAGGTTGGTTGGTACAGTGGAATGGATGAATTTTACAAGAATATAGACTTCAAGTGGTTTGATTATATCAAGTTAGGGCATTATGATGAGGAACTTGGTGGCTTGAATAAGAAAACAACAAATCAGAAGTTATATCAACTTATTCAAACAAAAATGGATGATGGTTTATATAAGATTGATTTCAATAATATAACCCATTTGTTTTGGAAGAAGAGTTAAATAGTGTTAAGAATTGGATTAGTTTTTGGCTAGTCCAATTTTTTTTCGTACCTTTGCACCAAGAAAAAATCAGTATGAATATGATAGAAAAGGAAAAAGTAACCATTGAAGAGGTTTGGGAATACACCAAGCGTAATTTTAAGATTGGTAAGGATTATATTGAGAGTGAGACTGAGGACTATATTGTATTCTGTCCTTTTAACTATTGCGTATTATCATTTTTTGGTGATGCACTTAGAATGTATAGGTGTAATTTCTTTTTATCTCATTGTGTTGCGCATATGTTTAGTGCTTTTAGAATGTGGTATACTAATCTTTATGAGGATGGTATGTTAAAGGCATTCTTTTTCAAGAAAGATATTGATTTATATTTTTGTGATTTTGAAAGACGTAATGGGGCTTGTAACCCTCTTGATGAATTTACTGGATGGATTCGTTTCTCTGACCGTAATTTCTTATATTTTGCGCATGATATTAACAACTATGTTATAAGTGGCTTCTATGATTATGGTAGTGGTAAAAAAACTAAAGAGAAAGCTCTTTCTAGAATTGTAGATAATAAAAGGAGAGAAGAAATGGATTTCATCAATAGCATGGTCAATGAGGTATATGATGACCTCTTTGTGCAATATGACGTTCATGTTGAGGAATTGGAAGAAACGTTACATAATATATTAGATAAGTAGAGAGAACTTAAATTCCGATATTTACCATAAGCGAGAGTATTAGGTTACTCTCGCTTTTTTTATTTAATTTTTGCTATTAAAAAGTTATTTTTTAAATAATTATAGAGAAATAATTTTCATATGGCGAAGAAACAGCATTTTGGCATCAAGTATCCTTTTTTAAGAGATGACTTCCAAAACTTCTATGTTGATGTTAACAACACAACAGCAGAAAAAGTTAGAAGTCAGCTTATGCATATTGTCTTTACACCCAAAAACCAAAGGCTTAGATCTCCAGAATTTGGAACGGATTTAATCAAATATATATTTGACCAAAGTGATGGTACGACTTGGGAAGCGATTAAATCTGAGGTAAGTGAATCGGTGAGAAGATGGGCAAGCAATATAACTCTTAATAACATTCAAGTTGTTAAGAATGAGGAAGATGATGCAGAGATATTTGTAAGGTTAGATTATAGCGTTACAGAAGGAAATAAGGTAACTAATGACAGCGTAGTGGTTCAAATTTAAAATGGAAAAAAAGATAAATTATTTACACAGATCGTTTGAGAATATTAAGGATGAATTAATAAAATTCTCAAATAGATATTATCCTGAGTTGGCTGATGATTTCAATGATTCAAGTGTTGGCGCTTGGTTTATTGACTTAGTTTCTGATGTGGGTGATATGTTATCATATCATACAGATAGAATGTATCAAGAAACCAATATTGATAGTGCTAACTTAGCTAGTACTGTTTCTAATATGGCTAGAACTAACGGTTTAAAGATACCAGGACAGAAAGCATCCATGTGCGAGATTGAGTTAAGTTGTGTATTGCCAATTAATAATGGCAATGGCAATGGTAGTATTGCACAGCCAGATTGGAATTATGCGCCTATTGTTCAGCAAACCTCTATTGTGTCAGCAGGAAACTATAATTTTCAACTCACTGAGGATGTAGATTTTGGTGAGCAATTTAACAAGGATGGATATTCAAATAGGAAGATAGCCCCAAGTAGGGATGGAAATGGTAATATCACTGGATATACTGTTTCCAAGTCCACTATTGCTATTAATGGCACTTCTAAGGTATATCGTAAGGTTATTAGTTCAGCAGATTTGAAGCCATTTATGGAGATTGTATTACCAGAGGATAATGTAATGGAAGTTCAATCTATTATATTTAAGGAGACTTCAGATTATTCTGCTTCTCCTAGTATATATGAGTATTTTATTGATGAAGAACAATATAAGATTTCGACAGATGCTGTGATGACATATCGTTTCTTTGAATGTGACTCATTGGCAGACCAATGGAGATTTGGTACAGAAAATGACATTAATGATAAGGTCATTGCTTCGCACGACCCACAGAAATATGAGGATTATACAGAGGGCAGTGAAAGTACATCAACAAGAACCACTAGATATTACGTTGGAAAATGGAAACCATTATCTCAAAAGTTCATTACAGAGTTTACAGATAATGGATATATGAAGATTATATTTGGTGCTGGAAACGGTTATCAAGAAATACCAGAAGGACAAAGTAAATATGCCGACTACATAATGTCAAAACAAGTCAACAACGATATGCTTGGCATATTGCCAAGGGAAAGTTGGACAATGTACATTCTATATCGTGTTGGTGGAGGTGCATCAACTAACTTAGGACCAAATTCTATCAATACTATTACCCAAGCAAATATTGAGTGGGGTGGTGATGTATCGCAAACCACTGGCTCAGAGCGAGGTAAGGTTATTAATTCACTTACAGTTACTAATCTTTCTACAGCTTTAGCTGGTAAGGATGCGCCTTCTACTGAAGAGATTAAGGCTCTTATGAAATATAACTTTTCAGCACAGAATCGTGCTGTTACAGTTAAGGATTATAAGGTTAAACTCATGCAAATGCCTCCAAAGTATGGCGCACCATTTAGGAATTGTGTGATTGAAACCAATAATAAGGTTGAAATGGATTTATTGGGTCTTAATGCTGATGGACAACTTGATTCCGCATTACCACAAACACTTGTCACCAATATAATAGAATATATGTCTCATTATAAGCAGATTAACGACTATATTGAAATCAAGAGTGGCAGAATATATAACATTGGTTTCTCATTGGAACTGTTTGTAGATAAGAACTATAATGTTGCCAACGTGGCATCAAATGTAATTAATGCTGTAAAGAACTATTTTGATGTTTCCAAACACGATATGGGAGAAGACATTTTCATTGGTGATTTGGAGAAGGAAATAACATTACAAGATGGTGTTTTAAGCCTTATATCAATGAAGGTGTATAAAATATGGAATGGAGGATATTCACCAGATAAATGTCCATTGCCAACAAAAGCTGCTGGCGGCGCTTGTGATACCGTCATAGAAAACACATTCATTCCAAAAGACCCAACAGCAACAGCAGAAGAAATTGATATCGATGCAGTAGATAGGGTTTTGTATTCAGATTATAATTCGATGTATGAGATAAAATATCCTAATATTGACATACAAGTTAAGGTTAAAATAAGGTAAATATTATATTATATTTTAGATATTTTATTCTATCTA